AAACTAGCCAATTTTTCACATTATGACCACGATGCAAGACAGTGTTCTTTGTTTCTTCCATCAAACCTATTATGCTCATTATTCCCATAGCGTTATTATATCAGAAAAATAATACTTGCACACGAATATATTATTTGGTATATTGATGGCATGAAAGCAGTATATTGGAACAACACAGAGCGATGGTTCAATCATCATCATTATGAATTATTAATTGAAGATATCACGGGGTTTGACTTGAAACAAAGTCTATGTGAAGAGTCAGTTAAGTATATGGCAAAACGCTTGAAAGATACCCCTTATCATAGGACATTCAAAAGCAAGTATAGTATTTACTCTGATGAATATAATGCACTGGTAGAAAAATTCAATAATCAAGCAGACAATAACGGAAAGATTGAGGTAGCGTGATGAATAATTATGGCAAAAAAGTTGGCCCGTATCCTAGCCCAGATAAAGAAATTAAATCACCAAAAGTATTCCGTGTCATAAAAATTGATGACTGGGAAAAGGATTTCAACAAAAGAATAAAATTAGGAATAAGAATTCAAAATGAAAAGAAAAAAATATAACGAAGAGTTGGCTATCGCATCAGGTACAGAAATGATGCGAGCAAGCCAGATGCGTCCTACTACTTTCAAGGACAAATCAAAGTACACAAGAAAGACCAAACACAAAAATCGCCAGGATAAAAATTCTGGCGATTTTTGCTTGCAATCCCTGTAAAGTGTGATATATTAACAGTGAACAACTCATCGCCGTCACCGTTATCCAATGCGGAGTCGATGTGTACGTGCTCAGGGGAGTTTGCCGCCAAGCTTTCGCTCCCCTAAGTCAAAAGAAATAAATCTCAAGAATTTTCTTGAGATTTATTTTTAGGTGTGATATTCCCACACCTAAAAAAATTTGTCAAAAAAAAAGCAGAGTTTTCACTCTGCTACCATAAAATAACCTTGTAAGTTATATCTTTTCATAGCGTGTCGAATTCCAGCTATTGTACTGGTAGATACAACACAAACATCATTAACATACAAGTTCATAAAGCCGAACTCAATCTTTACTGTTCCAATCATAGCGTCATTATATCACAAAAATAATACTTGACAGGTCATACAATATTTGATATATTATTGGTGTAAGGAGTTTAATATGAAAAACGTACGGAATTCGGAAAGACTGCGTGAGATTTTAATTTCTACTCGCCATCAGATTGTTTCGCTCAAGGACATCCAAATTGACCTTTTGCGTACGGATACTAAAGTAGCAAATCAAGTTGCTACACAGATTTCTGCTTTAGAAGAAGTGTACAAGCATCAACTCTCATTGGTAGAGTTAGCAGAGGCTCTTGAACCAAAGCCTAGAGGTTGGTTCTCTGGTCAAATCAAGAGTAAAGAAGACCGATTAGCCAACATTATGGACTAAAAAAAGCCCCTGAAATATGGGGCTTTTTTCTTGACACTATATATACAATCTGGTATATTTAACGTGGAGGAAGAAATGAAAAACAAGTATGGAAAACAGTGTTGTTATTGTGGTTGTTATGTAAGTGCAGGTGAAGGAAGATGCTGGAGATGGGACGAGACAAATAGATGGTATGTATCCTGTGAAGATTGCTTCCAAGAGAAAAAGGAAGAGCGGCGAAAACAAGGATGATAATAAAAGGGGTTGCCAAAAGCTCCCCTATTTTTTTTGTTTATTCACTTAAGGCATGGTATAAACCATGCCTATAAATTTTTATCAAATTTATTTTTTAATTTGCATTCTATATATAATGTGTTATACTAGTTGTGTAAGGAGTTTGATATGAGAGATTTTATGACCCTTGGACCAGTGCCATTTGAAGAAGAGTGCATTCAAGTTAGCCCGGAAGTTGACTACACTGAAATGCGAAATGAAGTAAGCAAGTTTGTTTCTATGTTAGAGCGTCGTTTCACAAACATCCCTGAGAATGCTTATTTTGGTATCAAGCGTGAAAGCCATGATTTTGGCACTTACTTTGAAGCGGCTGTCTATTGGGATACCAATGACACTGATTCACAAACCTTCGCATTCTTTGTAGAGAACAATCTGCCAGCAACTTGGAAAGATGAATCTACACTTGATTGGTCAGCTGAATACGCTACTGCTGGAGAATAGTTCAAATAATCCCCAGAAAATAATTCTGGGGATTTATCTTTAGTTATGGTATTACCATAACTACGAATAATGTTACAAAAAAATTTTCCAAGTATTGCTTCCATATTGCGTTTATGTTATACTAGAGGTTGTGGAAATCACAGGAGGATAAAATTATGGAAAAAAAAGAATGGTTTCACATTTTCAATACTGATTATACACAGGTAGAAATTGCAGATATGATGGGCGTGAAACAACCCCAAGTTAGCAATTGGTTGAATGGCAAGAGAATTCCTACTTCTTCTAATCTTATCAAGCTAGCTGGTATTTTGCAAATGTATCCAGAGAATTTATTGCAAAAATTAGAAGAAATAAAGCAAGTTAATCAAGCATAATTTTTAAAAAAGCCCTGCAAGAATGTGGGGCTTTTATATAAATGGTGTTATAATAAGACATCAAACCAAGGAGTAGGAGAATGAATGTTTTAACAGCCCCTAAACAAATTGACAAAGAATTGATTTACACCGACCATGCTATTCAAAGAGCAGAGCAACGTGATGTCCCAATGCCTAAATATGTGCCTCTTGACGTTCAATGCATCAAGAAAGAATACGATTTGATTCGCAAAATCATGGCATACACATTGAATTTCACCTTTAATGACAACACCTACAGCATGGTAGTTACGGAGCGTATGCAAGTTTTAACTGTCTTCAAGCCTCATTTTAGTAATAAGTCCGTCAAGCAAATATTAGATGAAAGGCAATCTATTAAGAAACAGAGTCCTCGACCAATAGGATACAAAAGACAATCCAAGTATCGTCATCGTGAAGTACAAAATGCCATTCAGCAGTACTATAACTATGCTTAATAATCAGGAGGGAAACCTCCTGATTTTTTCTTGACAAAAAATTTTAGGTATGGTTTTTACCATACCTAAAAATAATTGCAAGATTTTTTTCTTGCAATTATTTTTACTTAGCTAGCGGTCTTACTTCAATTACCAGTTTCATATCCTCTACTGTCCCGCTTGGTTTGAATGTGCAGTAATTGGAACCACATTCACATAGAGGAGCCCAAGCATTCCAACCTTTACAGGTTGGAATGCAATCTACGCTATCAATTGGATGCCATCTCTCTTCATCCATAATTGATGACCAAAGAGAGAGGAACTTTTTTCTGTAATCTGTCATTTAAGTCTGTAGCACTTTTCTAGTTTCAATACTACTGCACCATTGTTGTTTTCGGGAATACCACGGTACTTATTGGTTCCCACACGTACACAACATCTGACATAATTTTCAGTCATCTCCCAGTACAATGGTAAACGCATCTTATTGTATCGTTTACCATTGTGAATTCCTATGACTTGAATTTGATTATCACAACACCATCGAGTTCCACCTTGATTGAGATAAGAATGTCCCATTACTTGTTTACTCCTCTTTGTGTGTAAAAGTTGTTTCCGTCTTGGAGAATCCATTCTGTGCAATACTTGGATGCATAGTACTCGCCCAAGTCAATTGGGTCACGACCAGAAGCAAGCAACAAACCATTGTAGTGTGCAGTGTAGAGCATCTGTGGCACACGGCTCTTGAATTTTACGATTACTTTGTCTGTAGTGTTCATAGCAATAGTATATCATCTGTTCTATAGTATGCAACATATATTTAAAAAAGAATTATCTTGACAATGTATATACAATACGTTATACTATTGTCATAAGGAGATAGAGATGGATTACACTGAAGCAGAACTTGAAGCACGAATTTTCCCTAGCGTTGACCTTGACCCCAGAGATTGGGAAGAAGACTGCGAACCATATGAGGATGAATCTTGGATGGATTCTGACGCTCCTGCATCAGCTGGTTTTGGTAATGATGAAGACTATGCTGGATATGACGACGGAGATTGGTAATATCCACTACCACATCCCTTGGCAAAAGTCAAGGGATATTTTATTTAAAAATATTTTTTCTAAAGATCTTAAGGCATGGTAAAAACCATGCCTAAAAATAATTCACAATAAAAAATTCCCCATTTCTGGGGAACTTTTTTACTTTGCATAGTCAGTGCTTTGTCTGGTAGTGTTCTTGAAAATTTCTGCTACTTTGAACGCTTCAGAAATATATGCGTGAATTGCACTAGTCAAACTCAAAGTTGAAATGTAATTAGCAGTGAGGGATTTTATTGGCAAAGTATATTTCAACTCTGTTTCATCATCAAGGAAATGGTATATGTCTGCTTCTATAGCATCCATTGTTGGACTTACAACTATATCAATAACACCATTACTATGTGTTACGCTTAAGACTAAGTCTTTTTGACCAAACTCTAACACTTGCTTTACAAACTCTTCTGTAGTATCTACAGTCTTAAAACCGTTTCTAGAGAACAACATATTGGTATTGCTTCTTTCCTTGTAATGCTCTAGATGATTGTACCATAACCATCCACAGAGTAGACAATAAACTAACAGTAGTAAGACCTGCTACAAACATCATTGTAGTGTCAATGTTTCCACCTAAGACGAATTCAATAAGTGCAGAAATTGGCATGGCGCATAAAACAGTAACTGACATTACTGAAATACATTCAAGCAATGTATATAATGCTTTGGGCATATGCTTTGTAATCTGCCAAAACGCCATGATTCCACCACTATAAACAACAACATAAAATAGTCTATGAATTATCTCTTCGTTCATAGGAATAGTATATCACATATTGTATACCTGTCAAGAAAATAAAAATATTTGATAAATATTTATAGGCATGGTAAATACCATGCCTATAAAAAACCCTCAAGAAAATTCTTAGAGGGTTTTTGGTTGATTTGTGGTTAGCTGGAATTCAACCAGTACGGAACCAATGGCAGTTCTTTCGATGGTCTCTGCCTCCGATGTTGCCCGTGTCTCATGAAGAGAGCATAGCACCCAACCACAAATCATTATACTTGGATAGATTGTTTGCGTCAACCATCTCCAAGGGTTCAGTAAAAGATTGTGTTTCCACTCCAAGGTTGCTACCCTTGTTTGAATCTCGCAATAGATTCTAGCCGTTCTGGTCTTTTACTGGATGGAGGTTGGTTCTCGACTCCAACCTCACATCAATATAATACTACATCTCTGAGGTGATTGCAACTTTTTCTTGAAGATTCTTTTCTGCTTCTGCGAACAATGTGTCCCAATCAATATCAGCCCATATTGCCATCATTAACTCTTGTGTGAAGATTGGCAATTTTTCAAATGTGTATTTGCTACCAGTGAAGTCTAACAAAAGATGACGACGAATTGTGCCATGGGGAAGAAGGTTTCCACCAACACGCTCTGTCAACTTTCTTTCAATCTTAGGGACGAGAGTTTTACTAGCGATCATTGTTGCTAGGTTTTTGTAACCGTTGAATGTATCCATGAACATAGTATAAACCAATAAAAGACATATGTCAAATAAATATATTTTTGATATTTTCTTGCATACCTATACAACTGATGATATATTTAAGCCATGGAAAACACTACTACTGAACGAATGATGATGACGGTTAATGTCAAAGATGTTAGCGACAAGTCATCCTGCATCGGCTACATCGGATTTGGTACATGGTTTGATGGCAAAGACTTTATGGTTGCACAATATCAAGCCAATCCTACACAATGGTATTTCTTCGTTTATGACAACCTTCAAAACCCTGAATCACTTATTCATGGTCATCTGGAAGGCTTCTCATACGGAAATGAAGTTTGGCAGATGAATCCTATCAACGGTAATTTCTACGGTACTACATTCATCTACAATAGCCAACAAGATAAAATGTTGTACCAGAAACAGAAATTTGATTTTTACCATGAAGTAAAAACTCCACCAAGTTTCTTGTTTGAAATCAGCTAATCACTACCATATCCCTTGACTTCTGTCAAGGGATATATTTTTATTTGACAAAATTTTTTAGGTATGATCTTTATCATACCTAAAGATAAATCCCCAGAAAAAAATTCTGGAGATTTATCTTTGGATTAGGCTTCGATGTTTACATACTTAATGCGAACATCAAGCGCAAGGTTGTAGTCTCTCAATGCTTCCATCACAACATCTTTCTCATAGACATCTTCACAATCAATGATGAAGTCTTTGAGATATGAAAGGAATGTTCCACGGCTTACCAAGGTGAATGTAGTGCGAATATCACCATAAGTGAACTTGCTAAGGAACTGGTCTGATTCACCATGACCAAGTTCTATTGCATCAAAAAATTCTGTTGCGTTTACAAAGTCTACTGTTTCCATTACTTTACCTCCAAGTTTACAAACGGGTCTTTGATATCTTCGGCTTCACAAGCCATATCATAGTCGGTTTCAATCTTTTCCAACTCTGCTTTAAGTCTAGTCAACTCTTCTTCAATCCATTGAAGTTTCTGCTTATCGCTTGCAATGTCAACTGAAAGTGCAGACATGATACCGCAAACAAAGATTGTCTTTGCGTTGTCTTTTTGACCAATATAACTTGTGAAATCCATCATCCTATCTCCCTTACAGCATTAGTATATCACAATGTATATAGTATGCAAGAAAATAAATAAATTTGACAAAATTTTAAAGGTCTGGTAAAAACCAGACCTAAAGATAAATCACAAGAATTTTTCTTGTGATTTATCTTTATTATTACTTTTGTTTGTTGATTGTTAGGGTTGAAAGCAAACCTATTGCAAGAACCAAACAACCAGCGACTACGAGTGATGTGTGAATAATAGCGTTCATGTCTATATAGTACCTCCTTTTATATTACTTTGCAATACTTGGAAGCAAAGGTGACAAATATTTTGATTGTTCACATCTATCGCACAATCCATCTTTGTTGTGGTCATATCCATAGCACCACACGCACTTGTATACACCGTGGCGGACATCATCTTTAATTTCAGCTACATCTGCCATATCAATTCTAGCACCTGAACCTGTAACGCCTTCAACTGGTACTGTATTAAACTGGTTAGCAAAAAGATGTGTGGTTTCTACTTCAACCCACTTGCCTTGTAATCCCTTGAGAATGTTATAAAACCCCTCATTGTGCAACCCTACAGCATCAGGACGTGTACCCTTGTAGCATCGTCGCATATAATTATTAGCCGCATTCTCTTTAATCAAAATTTCCATATCATTCCCCCTTACAGTACTAGTATATCACCTTTTATATACTTGTCAAAAGATTTGTTTTTTGTAGTCTACTGCCTTTGGTTTTTTCTCATAAGATGTAAATTTCTTATTTTTGATAATCCATCGCCCTACCAGTTCACCTGCTGGGTTCTCATCATCTGCTACATAAATAGCACAATAATCATTATTATAAGCCTTGGCTAAGATATAGGCTTTGGCTTCCTTAAGGGATTTTTCAATGCCGATAGGTCTGGTGCTAAAAGGGTCTTGACCGAGAATCATTCTGTATACTTTGCTCATAGGGTTAGTATATCATATTGTATATAGTATGCAAGAAAATAAATTAATTTGACAAAATTTTTTAGGTATGGTAAAAACCATACCTAAAGATAATTCCCAAGAAAAATTCTTGGGAATTATCTTTGTTAAATTAGGAACAGTAGACTTCGCCTTCTTCGTCAAATCCACAATCAATGGCATATTCTGCATTATCACCAATAATATTATAGGTGACTGTTACTACAAGTTTGTTGAAAAACGCTTTTGTATATTTTTTTGTTAATCTTGAAATGATAGTATGGGCAAGTCCATTCAATCCTTCCCAAGTATAGTAACTCATATCCGTATAGTTAGGTGTTAATGATTTGTGTTCACCTTTAGCATTACGGGAGCTGATTTCTATCTTTTTGACTCTGTATCTTCTTTCCATGCTGTTATTATATCACTTGTTATATATATGTCAAATAAAAATATCCCTTGATTTTTCAAGGGATATAAAGTTTACACCAGGTCTTGTTGATATTCTTCGTATTCTCGCATTGCTTTCTCGTATGCTTCATCTTCCAATTCTTCTTTTTCAACGTGCAGAAATCGTAAGTCTGCCATTGCTTGCGCTAATAAACTTTGAAAAACTGGGTCTTGCTCTGGGAAATCATAGTATTCGTTCATAGGTTAATTATATCACTTGTTATATACCTGTCAAGAAATTTTATAAATATATTATGAACAATGCAGAACCAGAATTATACCCTGTTGATTTTGAAAATATGATATTTGATGTTTGGATATATGTTAACCCGCTTACTGGAAAACATGCTAAATCTTCAAAGACTGGAAAACTTGCTGTATTCCTAAATGAAGAAATAGGTAGGAGTTGGGAAACCGTATCATCAGCATTAAAGAATATGGTAGGGTACAAAGCTACGTGGGATGAAATGATAGAAATTTCTAATAATCAGACAGGGGGAGAATATGAGTTATTTACTACTCATCATAACTAACGTACTGTGTTTGTGTATGCTTATGTGGTTGTGTGTATTTAGTTATATGGTATGGAAGAATGGCAAAGATAATAAATAAGACTGACCACGTTATAGCCTTGATGGTAGATGGTTCTTGGGAGACTATTATGCCCCAGGGTTTATGTTGCAAGTTAGTAGGAGATAGGTCAGAACCAATAGTTAAAGATGGTATACAGTTTAACCCCATTAGTTTTGACCGTGTAGTAGAATTACCTGATAGACAACTAGATACTATTATTATTGTAGAGAAAGAAGTAGCTTTGTTTGTTTGGAAGAGTCAATGCAGAGAAGATGTATGTTATTTAGACCATCCTATTGTTAGAGATGATAAGTACAATAGTCTTGCTGCTATGAGTCTAGTATGTATGAATGAAGCACTAATACGTTATTGTTTGTAAGATCTATCTTTCTTATAGAATTGGCAGGGGGGTACTATAATATTTAGGTACCATATGGATCCGCACCCCCTATCAAAAAAAAGGCCATATGCAAGAAAATCGTGGGGCATATTTTGGGGCAAGACAGGGGGTATATAAGTTTTTCCGTTTTGCCCTAGAAATAACCATCCTTTTTGTTCCCGGTATATATATTAAATTTTTGTGAGAAAATTCTTGCCCAGTATTTTTTACGGAGTTTGGGTGGGGGTGGATAAATTTTCGAGTTTTGCCCAGGATTTAGGTATCTTTTTTGCCCTAGGATTATATATTAAATTTTCTCCCCTACATTTTGGCCCAGGATTGATAGGGGGGTGGTTAAATTTTTCTGTTTTCCCTTTTTTATAACCATCCTTTTTGCCCTATAATTAGTATAGAATTTTTGGGCCTCTTTTCTGATAAAGATTCTGACAAATGTATATAATCTTGGTTATTAGTTTTTGTCAGAGTTTTATCAGATTTTAGGGGAGACGTTTCAGGAATATTCTTTTGGTGTGAGTAAAAATATAGTATGAGAATTAGTCCTATTGGTGTTGATAAGTTGAAAGATTATGATTGGTATTATAGCGAGGATCATAATCTTTGGTATTATTGTAAGAAGCGCAGGGGTGGTAGTTTAAATAGTGCAGAGCTTGACGATACATTAGACTCAAAGATTAAAAATATAGTAAAGTATTTGAATGATAAGGGTTATGATACGTTGCCAAGTTGTGAGGGTCATAATCGCACAAAGAATTTCATTGAAAAGGCTTGGAAAAATCTTTTGAGTGATAGGAAGAAAATTCGCACAATTGGTTTATGGTTAAATAATTGTGAGAATAGTAATAAATATTTTTTAATGGATCCTGATTGGGAGATTCCTTTTAGTTATAGTGAGTTTAGTGATATATGTAGTGGTAAGAAAGAAGTGGTGGGTTACATTGGTTTTTATTACAGTGATGAGAAAGTGTTTAGATCTATAGAGGGGTTGTTGGCAGGGAATTCTTATTTATCTGTGCTCTTTGATGGTAAGGTTGTAGAAATATTTAACAAGAGTAAAGATGATGTTATTCGGGGCAAAAATTGGAATTTGGTGGGAAAAGTTTTGAGGGATGTGATTAAATAAAAAAGAGGAGCTTTGCTCCTCTTTTTTATTAAGATCAAAAAGCATTCATTATTTGCTTTTTAATTTCTTCATATCTATTTTTTTGTTCTCTATTCATCGTCATATTTTCTGCAACTAATTCATCTAAATCTCTGAACACATTTTTCATTTCTGAAAATGTTGGGTTATTATAATCTTTGGAATAATCTTCACGAAGTTTGTCAGCAGGATGATTTCCGTGCATATCCATCATATTGCTAATTTCATCTAATCCATTTGTAAGATTACGGTTTGGATAATTTTCATCTTCGCCCCAGCCACAATCTTCGCAATGTTTATCATCACCAATCCATTCACCACAATCAGGACAATAACCCATATCTTCTGAGTTATATTCCATTTTGTCATTCATATAATCTCTTTCATCATTTGCAATTCTGGACATAACTTTGGTAAGAACATCAGATTCGTTATGGAGTTTTGCGGTGTCGAGTTGGTTTGCAATCTTATTTAAGGATGCAACAATTTGTCTTTTATTCATTGTTATTCATTATCCTTCATATTTTTATAACTATTGAAAAGATTTCCAAGTTCATGCATTTCTTCTCCAGCAATCAAAATTCCATATCTCTTTAAACTTTTATTCAATTCTTTGATTGCTTCTTGCATGCCATGTTTCATGAATACATCAAGAATTGAAAGAACAAAAGATTGTAATTCTCCACCACTAAAGTCTTTTCTAGCATTTTCATCATCTTTCAGTAAAGACACAATCATTTTAGAAATTGATCTTACAATATTTCTAGCTTTGTTATCATCTTTTTCTCTTTTAATTTCAATATCGCTTTCAAAGTCACTAGGTGCTTGAGCAATTTTGTTCATCACTTCTGTTAAAGAGTTTGCTTCTTGATAGAGGCCAGTATTGTCGAGTTCATTCGCAATTTTGTTTAATGATGCAATAATTTGTCTTTTATTCATATTATTTCCTTTTTCAGGTTGATATGATATTTTTACAACTGCTTGTATTTTTTTCCTTTATATTTAAAATTATGTATTATTTAAGAGCAATGAAAAATTTAATAAATTTCAGAGATTATATTTTAGATAATCTGGGAAAAGAAATAAGTTTTGGAGATATGGAGTTTTATTATATTTTGGGAGCAGATAATTACCTAAAGATTTATGAAGTGGATTTGGACGAGTTTGGTTTTCCTGCGCCAATATGGAAGGGTTGTTTCGGTACAAATATAAGTGTATTAATAAATGAATGGAAAACTAAATGAGATTAATCTTTGCTGTTCAGTTATATTTTTATTTCGTTTGGGCTTTAGGTAGTGAAAATATTACTGAATGGTTTTTATATGCCTTATTGATGTGGATTTCAGCATATTATTTGCATCAATTTAACTGGGAAAATAGAAAGAGCTATAGAACGGCTATAGCTCTTTACAGTGTGATAATTTATAGTTTTATATTTTGTTGTAGATTAATTTCATTCGTCGGGGATAATATCACCCTGTAAATTTTGTATTTTCTTTTGTTGTTCTCTTTGAACATCGTGTGCATCTGCTATTGATATTTGAAATTTGTCTATGAATTCTATTGTTTTCATAATAGAAGATTTCACTTCTTCTAAATTTTGATAATTATTATTACCAGATCTTGTTGGTAAGTCTTCTGGTGATGTTGGCTCTATATTATTGAGTTCTTGCATCAATTGGTTATAATCAAATGGGCGAGAAGAAACATCACCATCATTTTCTAAAATATTTGTTTGTTTGAGTAATCTTGTTAGTTCTCTTTCGTCAAAATAATTATATAAAGCCCTAATACCATCTTCTAAATCTTGTTTATATTGTATGGCCATAAGTAAAATAGAAGCTATCTTATCTGCAGCTTTATATTGACCATTTTTATCTAATTTTTGGGCTATTCTTACAAGTTTATTCATATCTTCTTGGTTTTAGTTGAATCTCGATAATTTCTTCAGGAAAACCTTTTTCAATTTCTTCTAAAATTTCTGTGAAAGTTTTGTCTTCTATATTATTTTTTTGTTTATAAAGGCCAGCTTTACTCAATTGGACCTCTAATGGATCGCTAGGGTTGCCTTTTCTCACTTTGTCAAATAAATCTTCAAAATTTTTAGCATCAATTGTTTTGTGATGTTTTGAGAGGCCATCTTGTAATGATTTGTACAGTTCGCCTTTTCTCACTTCTTCCAATTGTACTTCTTGTTGTTCCAATCTTTCTTTTTGTTGGAGAAGTGCTGTTTTTATGAATTTTCCCATTAATATTTTTCCTCTCTAGATGCTTCAAAATCCATCATTTCTTGGTCATCTCTTGTCCAAGGTTTACCTGTTGGACCCACTCTTCTTGGTCTAGTTGCTGGAACTTCTGCATTTGGATCTATTTTTTTTGCATAATTGATTGCATGTTGTAAATTATTGAAATATTGAAACTCGCCATTTATTCTATAACCGAGTCTTCTTTCAAAATTACCATTGGCACGAGTGATAATTACCACTGGCTTTCCATCAGATTGAACTTCTACTGTAGCTCTATCACCTCTGCCAGCAATTTTTTTCATTACAATAGTTAAATCATTAGCTTCTTTGAACATTCCCAAAGTTTCTAATTCACCACAAATTTCGTTAATGGATGCTAAAACTTGTTTTTTCATTATTTTGAGCCCCTTATTTTGCTATAAAGTAATTGAATGGCATCTTTTCTATAGCCTTTAATTCTTGAATTGAGTTTTGCTACATATGGACTTTCAGCCATAGTTACAATCCAATTTAAGATGCCAGTTTGATTTTTTCTATTATAATAAGCTGTCGGATTTGTTCTCACATCTTTTGCTAACTCTGTTGAATAAGAATTATTAGTTCCAACACTCATACACCAGAAAAGAAGATCATTTGGAGAATTGATATTTTTAATTTCAGCGCCTCTACCTTTGATAACTTCGTCTACTGGTTGCGGAGTTGGTCCTGGTGTAGGTCCTGGTGTTGGCTCAGGTGTTGGTCCTGGTGGTTCTGGAGTAGGGATTACATCATCTTTCTTTACAGGAGGTTGTGTATCTCTATTTTCAGATTCGCCTTCAGAAAATGCTAAATCTGCTTCTTCTGGGCTTTTTCTTCCAGGTGATTGAATACCTAATTGCTCGCCTGCTCTACCTAAAACGCCTGTAATAGGTTTAGTAATATTATCTCTTATTGGATTTCCTAAAGCATCTCTAATTTTGTGAGAAAAAGGTTGAACGACATCTTTTCTCAATCTTTCTTCAAGATTGGTAATTCTTGGTAATTTTGCATTAGGTAATTTTAGACCCAAAGCTTTATCTAATCTCCAAGGTGATTTTTGTCTTCTTTCGAGCATATTACCTTTACTATCAACAGGATAAAAATCTCTCATATTTGATTTGTCATACCATACGAAATTCTTGGTTCCTGAATCATAACCCAAAGTGTATGTTTTGCCCTTTATTGTTAATGGATTTTTTCCTAACAATACTGACGGAACAACTATTTCTTCGCCACTAGGTAAAGTAAAAGTAGTGTCTCCTTGCGCATTTGATTGTGTTGATTGCAAATTAGCTACATCTACTACATTTACTACATTTGCAGCAATTTTTACCATCACTTGTGTCAAGCTGTCGGCTTGAGCATATAAGCCATTGTTGTCTAATTCGTTGGCAATTGCTTGGATTTTAGCAAGGGTTATTCTTTTATTCATAATCAATCCTTAAGAGATATATAGATGTTTTCATTGTGCAGGAATTTATTTCCTTTTTAGTTTTATAAATAAATTATGAACAGAACATTTGTTATTTTTAGTGTGGATGAAATTTCCCTTATTGATTTCTCGCAGGTTTTAGAAACTAGTGCTGATACATTACGTAAGAGTGTAGATGGCACTATGACTTTTGTGAAATGGGATGGGGCGGTTGTTCCAGCTTGTGTCGAATCGCTCACTACCAAATCTGAATATCACACATATGAAGAAATGTTAGACGTTCTTACTGGCTCAGATTGGACACAGCCGGTCTAATTACTTTCCTCTACTTCCACTTCTTCTGATTTGAGGCTTTGGCGCATTTGTCGAAGCCTTTTCATTTTTATTATCTATTGATGTTTTTGCACCATTATTATTTGCGCCTTTGAATTTGTTCAACAATGCTTCTTGTTCAGGAGATAATTTCTTTTTCATTTCCATATCCTTTTTATTTTGTCAATCTGTTTTTTTGTAATACCTATATAAGAATCTGTTTTTATATGATTTTTGGCTTCATTGCCCAAACTATCATCATCTAATATTATATAGTCTTTCACGTTATTTTTATCTATAAATCTCTTTATCTGTGCCCATCTGTCTTTGTGTTCTTCTCCCTTTTCATCTGTCTTTGCTACTACTGCGCCTTTGAATCCATTATCTTTGAATATTTTATTTATTTTTTCTATTGGATATCTTGTGCGCCAATAGGAAGACAGCACTATTTTGGGATTATATTTTTTTATTATTACATTTAGAAGATCTATTTGTTTTTTACTAATTACAAAAGATATATCGTTTATTTTCTTTAGGAATTCTGTGCCTGTCATATTATAATCATCGAAGGAATTCATCACTCCATCTATATCCAGGAAAAGATACTTCTGTTCTTTTGCGCCTTTTATTGTAATTTTGTATTTCATATTTTTATTATAGAGAGTTTAGGATATGCGCTCCTTTTTATTAAGAAACTATTTATTTCTCTTAATATATCTTTACTTATTTAGGGGAATAATATTAACAGATTTCTAAAAGGAAACTAAAAAATGAAAAAAGCGTTTACTCTTATTGAACTCCTCGTTGTCATTGCAATCATCGCTATTTTGGCTGCAATTCTCTTCCCTGTTTTTGCCCAGGCTCGTGATAAGGCTCGTTCTGCATCCTGCTTATCTAATATGAAGCAGATTGGTACATCTACTATGATGTATGTCCAAGACTATGATGAGAACTATTATCCACACCGTTTTAACTGCCGTGATGCATCTAATGCATTTCAGGTATGTCCTCAATATGTAGGCGACCCAGCTGCTAGTGCTTATGATGCAAATTCTTCTATGCGTTATTACTGGGTACACTTACTTCAACCATATGTAAAGAACTATACTTTATTCAAGTGTCCAAGCAATCCAACTGCTTTTGTACCAGGAGATAAAGCAAAGATCAATTTCAATGCACCAGGAGCATTGGGAACAAACTATGGTGGACAAAACTCATATGGACACAATGATGCTTGGATGAGTCCTGCTGGTCCATTTGCTGACGCTAGTGGCAATCCACAAAGTGTTGCAGCAGCTAGCGTTTCCAGACCTGCTGGAATTGTTCTTGTATCAGATGCATCTTACTATGGTGTAGTTCCAGATGTAATGAATGAATCAGGTTTACTTGATACTACTAAGTTTACATCTGATGATATTGCTGCTATCCAAACATATGTAAATTCTCAAGGTAGTCAATATAAGTATTACTGGAAGAATATTGGAAACGCAAACTGGAGTGCATCTGGTGGCACTCTAGACGCTGCAACAGCATTAACTAAAATTGGTGCTAGACATACTGGTACTGTCAACTGTATTTTTGTAGATGGACATGCTAAGGCAATTCAATACAAGAAAGCAGTAGGAGATCTTTGTCTTTGGGCTACTGGAAGTTATCAAGGTTGCAACTAATTTTTAGCAAATTAGAAAAAAAGATCTACGAAAGTAGATCTTTTTTTTGTTTCTGTTTGCTAAAAGATCTATCTTAATCTCTTATTCATATAATAATTCAAATATTGTGGCAAAGAATTTTCTAGCACAAAACTTGGTCAGCAAAATTATAGAAAAGATTTATCTCACGGTTTAGAGCAGACCAACAAACACAAAAACAGGGGCTTTGAAAAAGCAGCCCCTGTTTTTGTGTTTTGGGATGCGAAATAGGAAACTGTATACTAAATAATGGAATAAAAATGTTATGAAAAGGTATAGTTTTAGGATAATCACAGCTGGCATAAAAGAAGATATTTTGGGAATTTGTAATTTCCTGAATAAAGATGCAGAATATTATCAAGACTTGAGAGAAACAGTAAAACAATATGATCAAAAGTATCAAGTATTTGCTGCTTGGTTATTAGCCCGTAATATTGAAGCAGATGATTATGTTAAAGCTATACAAAAATATGTTGACTCAAGAAGAATTACTAATTTTTCAGTTAGTAAAAATGCTGTCAAAATAAACGACGAAGTTTTTGATGATGCGATTAAATTAACAGAATATATCCACGCTCAATTTCCTATTTTAGAAGCTGAAGAACAAGCTACAAACACTGAAACAGAAGATGTTCCTGTTGTAGCAAATAAAGATAATTCTATAAGGATATTTGAGATAAATAATGCCAACGATGGTAGAAGATTAGTTGGTGATGATACAAGTTGGTGTATTGGCTATAAGGGCCCAAATAATATGTGGCAATCTTATAGAGATTCGCACGATGCTTCATTTTTCGTAGTTTTTGATAACAATCCTCCTACAGAAAATCAAAGAAAAGTTGCAATTGATTTTGCTTCAGGTAATGTTTTATTAACAGACATTCCAAATCTTACAGGGCATCGACTTTCGAATGGATGGGATTGGGATCGGTATTCTGAATATTTATCTAGCAAGGGAATAAATTTACAAGCAACAAGGCCAAATCCCGAAACTGGTCAAGAAGAGTTAATTCTCAAGAATAAACCCAAGAGTACAGAAGAAAGATTACAAAATGGCACTTTTAACTATATAGCTGTTTTGGGTGTGGAAGATATACTTTTATGGCAATCTGGAAAATCTAAAGTTAATGGCGAAGATAGAGACATAGAAAGAATAGATAAAAATAGTTTAGATATCATAGAAGAGGTTTCAGATAGATCTGGTATTGCTTACATCCTCAATAACCCTGATGCTAAATTCTATACTTCAAGATGGATGGGTTTAGGCAAACGTGTAAAAGATGAAGTTTTAGAATATTTATCTAGAAGTGTTGGTGGTGAAGATTTGTTGATGAAATATGTCAACACTGGGTTGCCACTTTCTGAAACGCAATATCAATTTTTTAGAAAAAACAAAAATTTACTTACTTCATACTTAAGAAGTCAAATTATAGGTGGTAGAAGATTTAGCCCTATTATGCAAATTGATTTAATGAACTTAAATAGAAAAGATTTATTTAAAGATTTAATTGAAAAACAGGGTGGTATAGATGAAATTGCACAACCAACCTTAAAAGAAAAACCAGATTTATTAAGAATTTATCTTGAAACTTTGATAGAAAACGATAACTTACAAACTGGTACTGGAGTTCGCCTTAATGATGCTGATTTATTATTAGATTTAAACGACAGAGATTTATTGATCAAATATATTAGCACTGTAAAAACTTTTGTTCCAAATGGTGTACGAAATTTAATTTTTGAAGATCCAAAATTATTTTTATTGTATGCAAAAAATAGATTGACAGATAATAATTTAGTAGATTACACTTCGGCTATTCCAAAAAATGATTTAAAAAATGTCGTATTGCAATCAGGGGATAAATCACTTATCAAAGAAGTGGCTATGGCAACTGGTTTTAATGAAGAAGATTTTGAAAAAGCAAAAGAACTTGGGGTATTGGAAGAAGTAAAGTATTCAATATTATGTCCAAAACCCTCCGAAAAGATTGCTAAATATTACAATCCTAACGATCCATTTGATCTTTCATTAATTAATCAAATCAAAGATGTAGATTTTTTACGTGAATTTTCTTTTAATAATTTTGACGAATATAGTGAAACTTATCAATATGATTGGAGTGATAATCCAACCATAAATTTTGCATTTGATCTTAAGGAACACGAACAAACAATCTTAAAAGACGCTCATTACGCATACAAAGATAGACCAGAAGAAATTGTCCCTCATAATGCAAATCAAACTTTATTATGGGCTATTTACAATGATGGCAAATTATTTAAGAAAGAAGAAGAACTGGAGATGAGTGATGAGGCAAAAGAAAATTTCAGAGATGCTATTCTAGAATTTCAAAATGCATCACAAGATATAAATTTCTGGAAAAATTTCTTTAAGAATATTGATCATTTTGCTGATTGGATAGGTAGTGAACTTAATTATAATGAAAATGATTTTGCAAACATTTTAAAGTTTATTCCACAAGAATTTTTAGAAGATCCTGAAATTAAAGAATTTTTGCAGAGAAGAATGAACAGCATTTCTGCTAAGAATTTTATGTCTAATATAGACATTGAAAAAACACCTTGGTTATATGAAGACTATATAAATCAATTTCTAGATGGTAACAGAAATGTAAGATCTGAATTTTACAGAGTATTACATCGTGGTAGAAGTTATGCATTTGAATTCCTTTCAAAAATACTAGAAAAAAGAAAATTTAGTGATGAAGAAATTGATTCTTTCAAAGACTTTACACCAGACATTATCTTAGAGTTTTTGGATTTGTATACACATTATTATCCAGAAGTAAAAGAAGATCCAAATTTTTATAATTTAGGAATATTTAGTTATTTTAGAAATCGTCCAAATTTGAATCATCAATTACATTTATTAAGAAATTATCCTAAATATTTTGAAACAAGAATTTTAGAGGGAGACGTTTATGTTAATATATTGCCAGAAATAAGGGCAGCATTAGTTCATATGTATCCTAACCTTGCTCCGAAAATTCTTGCATATGAAAGACAATCAAAATATGGCACTGGATATTTTGATGAAGACGCTGGCCAAGTGATGAAAGGAAAAAGACCAACACCGCCTGGAACACAAAAAGAATTGCCTGATCCATTTGCGTCAGAAGAACCTGAAGAAGATGAAGAAGAAGAACTTACCACTGCCTTTGTAAAATCTATGGTGAAAATAGCTCAGAAATTAGATTTTAATTATCAATACAAGTTAGCAGATAAGTTTACAAATATATTGAGAAAATACAATGTTTAATAATCGTATAGTGATAGCACAAAAAGAATTATTTATTTCTATTTTTAACGCAGTTGGAAAAAATTACAATGACTATAAAGAAATTGTAAATAAATATAGTTCAGTTTTTAAGCCTCTTGCTGCTTGGATGCTAGCAAGAGATTCTGATGAAAATGCTATTAATGATATTGTTAGTCATCTCACTCAATATATAAATCGTAAAAAATTAAATCCTGCTAATATCAAGGTATCTAAAACTTTTGTTGTTATAAATGATCAACAATTTGATGACTTGATGGCGTTGATTGATTTTGTTCACGGTAATTTTCCAATAGCAAAGAAACAAGAAGAAAGAGTAGAGCAATCTGAAACAAATCATACTCCTGTTCTCACTGGTGATGGAATTAAAGTTTTCAAAGTAGAAAAAGCGCTTGATAGTAAACAATTAGCTGCAGATACTTCTTGGTGTATTGCTTATCAAGGCGCTAACAATATGTGGCAAAGTTATAGAAGTAATCAAGCTGCTACATTTTATATTGTATGGGACGAAAATCCACCCACTCCTAATCAAAGAAAAGTGGCTCTGCAATTTAATAATAACAACGTTCAAATTACTGATATTCCGAATAGAACAGGTTCAAATTTATCAAATGAAATTTCTTTCGAATACGAAGGAAAAATGATTACTGGGAGAGATATTCCCACATATCTTACTTATTTGAAAAGTAAGGGAGTGAATATAGATGCTACAACAACTAATCCTGAAACTGGTCAAGAAGAAAAAGTCTTAAAAAATAAACCAATTACACCAGAAGAAAAATTAGAAACTGGTTTAGGTAATTATGTTAAAAGCTTCCATAATATAAATGTTGATGATATAAAAAGTTGGTCTACTGGGAAATTTGAATTAAGGCCTTACTCAAAAGATGGATTTATCAAAGACAACGGAGATAATACTTATTCACCTTCTGCTGGGGGACATATCGGGAAATCAATAGAAATACCTGAAGAAATGATTGTTGAAAAAACTCATTTGGGTAAAAGTGCAGGGGTTTTGCCTTCAGAATCGATGTCTCATTTATTAGAGTCATTAACTATTGAATCAGAAAGTGTTAAAACATATCTATCCAAATTCATTGGTATGGGATGGATTATGCCTGATGATATTTTTGAATATTTATTTGATGTTCCTGGTGGCAAAGATTATTTAGTTCAATATGTCAACACTGGATTAGAATTACCTCGTACTCAAATAGAAAAAATTCAAACAGACAAACAATTATTTAATTCATATGTCAAACAGCAATTAACTGCTTGGGAAATGAATCATAATCAAGGCGATGTTTTACAATATCTTGATCCTAATGATGCAAAAGATAAAGAAAAAGTTTTGAAAGCATTTTCTAAAACAAAAAGTACAAATAGAATTCCTGACAATTGGAAAGAAAATGTACCTCAAATTGGAATATCTGTTGCTGATATAGATGACGATCTTAATTTTAGTGATCCTTTGGCTGAAAAATTAGCTATTGCAAAAGGTTTATATAAGGTTTATCAAAAAAATCCAACATTAGAAAATACAAGAATTTTTCTTCATACCCCAGAAGCTATTGAACCAATGAAACCACTGGCAGGAGCAAATGGTTATAATGATGATGTCTTAAAATCTCCTAGTAATTACCATGATTTTGCTTATAAATGGAAGTTTGTACCTGATGAATTTAAGAACCTTCCAGAATTTTATGAAATATCAAAAATTGGGCAAGTTTTAGGTGATAACAGATATAATTTAATTTCTGAATTTAAAAGTAAAAATGAATCTGACTTGACACGAGATGACTTCGAAACTGGTATGGTTATCTCTTTTGCAACTGCTTGGGATTTTGAAGATACCCCAATTGGCAATTCTGCAAAATTTTGGAATTATTTATATGATAATTATGAAAAATATTTTAGTGGCAGATTTGATAGAGTATTCAAAGAAAAAAGAGACATTCCTGATGATGTAGATGAGGATGACGATGATTTCGACGAAACAGAGTATCCTACTTACGATGAACCGACTGAACAAAAATGGATGATTGATGTAAAGTTAAGAAATATTCCAAAAAATTTATTGCTTGATTCTAATATGAGAGAAAAATTCTTAAGTAGATTTAATACAAAAATTCTTGTTTCCAAACTTACGGATTCTCCGTATTCTCAAGATTGCATAAATTTAGCAGCAGAATATGTGAACAGTATTCAAGATCTTCCAATATCATATACATTTGCAGGTTATTTAACATATAATAAAAATCCTATAACAGAAAAAATATTAAAGATATCAGGTTTAGACGAATATAATAAATATATGACAAAATGGCGTAGTCAATTAGATATAAGAGACTATGCAAGATTATTAAATTTTTATCCTTTTGTTGGCGATCAAATTACAGATCAAATGTTGCTGGCAAATTGGGCAAAAATGAATTTAATAAACTCTACTGAAAAATTAGAAACATTTAGAAATCTTGTAAATGCAAGACCAGAATTTTTTAGAAACCATTGGCAAGAATTAGATTTATGGCCTGTTTGGATATCAGAATTAAGAGAAAGAAATATTATCGGCACACAAACACCTCAACCAATTCAAGAGCGCCCAGACAATAATTCCGCTTTACCTGAAATAGATGATCAAGAGGTATTAGCTTCTGTCAAATCTATGCTAAAAATCGCTCAAAAACTTGATTTTAAAAAAGAATATAGGTTAGCAGATAAACTAACCTATATTTTAACAAAAAAAATATAATTTTATTTATTCAAAATCATCTTCGAAAGGAATTTCTAAATTATCATCTTCAAGATCCTGTTGCTTCTTTTTATGTCTAGCTAAATTAAAAGATTCACCTTCTGGAAGATCTTGGAATCTTAATTGGGCTGGATCTGTATATTGTGAAGTTAAATGACGCATTTGAGCTCTGTGTTCACCCTCTTCAATAGTTGAAATTTCAGGAAGAATAAATTTAGTATTAAAAGTTTCTTCAAATTTCTTTATTACTGGATGATCTTGATATGTCTCATAGATACGCTTAGCAATTTCAAGACGTAATTTATCTTCAGAGTTTCTCATCATCTGCATAGCTCTTTCACTATACTGATCAGAATCACTCAAATGTTCATAATCTTCAGAGTCTGGTGTTTTAACATATTCTTCCCATTGAGAATAATGTTTTGCAAAACTATATAATAAATCTAATAATGGATTACGTCCTAATATTTGTCTAATTCTTTCATATTTATAGCGTTGAATATCTTCTTTTGTTAAATATCCACTTCTTCTAGCCAAATACTCATCAGTTAAGCTATCTTCTCTATCCACTATAGATTCTAATTGCTTGTATGCAATATCAACAATTGTTTCTGCTAAATTTTCAAAATCATAATCTTCTAAGTCATAAACTTTTCCGTATGTTCTTTTGCCATCAACAGCATCTTTAATTTCAGAAACAGTTTTATCGGCTAATTCATCAATATCTAAATTTCTAAGATTATTTTCTTCAAATTCTTCTTGATCTTTATTTTCCCAGGAACTTGAATGAATGCCAAATCTTGAAAAATCTCCATCAGCTTCTTCATCATAATATCCTTCTAAATAAGGTCCATAAGCAAACTCGTGAATGCCATATTTAATTTCATCAGGACTATTTTCCCATTCAACTTCCCCAGGATACCATTGTTCAGCTCTTTGATGAGTGTAGCTTTCACCAGGAGTTTTCTTGATATCATCTCTACCCTCAAAGAAATCGCTAATTTTACTTACTAAATCATCGTCTTCAATTTCAGAATTACTTGGGCCTTTGATTTGCTTTACTGTTCCATCTCTGCCAACTTCAATTGTTGCTTGAGGCTGATTAAATTTATTTCTCAAAGAATATATAGTACAATCTCCAGATTCAACGTGTCTAGCGTATGATCCAACACAGTGATGCATAAAGCTGCCTTCAACATCCAAATCATTAGGATCTTCTACTCTTACCATCATAGATCCATCTTCAAATCTTTGAACAATCTTTTCATCAACTAATTGCCCAGATTCATCTCTCTCAAATGGTAAATAGAATTTTCCAGAACCTCTTTGTGTCATAGCTCTGTGCCATTCATTAGAATCTTCATATGCTTCATCAAATGATTTTGTTCCAAGATTATAGTTGGGGTTATCTAAAGTATGAGCTCTAAAGAAGTCGTGAATCTCATCCAGATCATCTTTGATTCCAGCATAGCCATTCATTGGCTTGTATTCCCATCTGTCATCTCTAGGATCATCATTTAATTTGTTAGCTCTTAATAGTTTGTATTGATAAAGAGCCCAACTTTGAAATTTTGGATCATAATCTTGAACAAGTTGCAATTCCTGACTTGAAGGCTTATAACCAGATTCGAATAAACTTTTTAAATCATCTATCATCATAGAGGGATTTTGATTTAATGCACCAATAGCTTTACCTTTTTTATCATTTGGTAAAGAATGCACAAACTGAATAATTTCGTCACTTACACCTTTTGATTGTAAGGCGTTGATTGCATCTTCTATCGCTGCAAGGATTGTTCTTGAATACCACATTACATTTTACTCAACATTCTTAATAAAATTCTTTCAGCTTCAGGTTTTAATTCTGATAACTTGTGTACATTTTTGTTATTTTGAATAATTTCTGAATAAATTCTTCTATAAGCATTTATCAAAGAAACAAAAGAAGATCTTTCCATTTGATAACTTGGGTCGTTTATTATAGTGTCAAACATAATTTTTGCTTGATTATTTCTTTCTAAAAGTGGATCTTTCACTAATTGTTGTAAATATATTTTTGCGTCTTTAATAAATTTGTTGTCAATATTTACCGTACTGTCAGCTTCGTAATCTTTTTTTAAAGGCATTCTGTTTTTATATGTATTTCTAGTTTGCTCTGGATATCTATAATATGGAACAGACATATCTTGGGCAATTCTATCTAATTTATCTGCTAGCTTGTAAAAACTTGAATTATCTAACTTATTTGCCAGCTTTAATAATTTTTTAGAATACATATCAATAAATTTCTTATAAAAAAAGAAACCCCCCTTTTATTGGGAGGTTTCTTATGAAAAATAATTTGAATTATTTTACAATTTGTTCTCTTCTAGTAATATTTTTGTCATTAAGGTTTTGGGAAACAGTATTTGCAAAATTTAAACCATTTTCTTCAATAGCCAATTCGTAAAGTTCACCCTTGGTCATTTGTTTTCCACGAATTCTATTAGCGATCCAATTATTGACATATGTTGGATCTTGTCCGATTTGACCTTCATTAGCTCTTGCGGCCATACCAGCACCAGATCTTGGCTGAACTTTCTTTCTTAATTCTCTAACCTGAAATGCTTTTTGTTGCAATGCTATAACTTCATTTTTAGCAGCTTGAGTTTGAGCACCAGGGCCATTTTGAATTGCATCGATTTTTTCCATAATAAGGGAATCAATAGTTCTTGCTAATTGATCAACAGAGACAGGGTCACTCTTTCTATCAACATAAGTCTTGAGAGTATTGATTTGGCTGTCGATTCTAGAATTGCTAATATTTGCAGAACCCATACCTAATTCTCTAGCATTTGAACCAACACCATAACCTGCTTCACTTCCCATATTTCCTAAAAGTTCACCAGCATCTGAAAAACCTTGTTTGGTAGCTTCATAACCGCTTTCTAAACCTTTTCCGATATCTCTACCAAGGCCTTTGATTCCTCTCATTGTGCCTTCGCCAACATCTTTTAAGCCCTTCATAAATTGAGAGCCAGCTGCTTGTGCTACTTTGGTTAATTGGTTGGCTTCAGAATACATGCCCATTTCATCTAATTCATTAGCAATTTTGATAATTGCTGCTACGATTTGTCTTCTTTCCATAAATGTTTCCTTAACTAGTGGATGTTTTTTATTATAAAAAAATTTTTCAAATTCCTCTAACACTGTTGTAAAAACAAATGCTACAGAAGTACATTTATACTTTTATTTAAAAATCACCTTGTTAAGCTTCTGAACCACATAACCAAAGATAATTATTAATTTTCTGCACTACATCACAACTTGTTTCGTAAAATCCACCTAAAGAATTTTCCACTTCTAAATGTAAATCTAATTCATCAATTATATTCCAAATAGCTTTATGAGAAACAAACGATCCTTTAGGCTGCCATATATTGTCTATAATCTCATAATTATCAAATTCAAATTCAAACAAAAATGCTTCCATTAATTGATTGAAATTTATTTTTGATTTATCTAATCTTTGCGTTTTTAATAATTTATAAAAATCTTTGTCAGAGAAACATCTATTATTTTCGATCATACATTCGATGAAAACTACAGCAAAGAATTCTTCCATAAATTAATTTTACCACTATTGGCAGTGATAACAGGATTACTTGGGTCAAACTCTATATTTTCTCTAGCGTGTTTGATGTTTTCAGGATTCCAAGTGATGTAATGTTTGATTGGTTTCTTTTGAGAGTACATTCTGAAAAATTGATTAGGATCCATAATAATACTGTCGTGCCCTAATGAATTAATAAATCTTTTGACAATATCACCTTTAAATTGAGTATCTTGATCACTATCCCAAAATTCTAATTTTTTAATTAAGTCCATAATTAATGAAGATGCTGAAATTTCTTCATCAAACCCAACAGAATTTTCTTGAACTAATTCTTCACAAATTTCATAAACAACATCAGAATCAAAATAATCTGACAAAATATCATGCAATTTAGAAATTACAGTACTGAAATTATGGTTGTCAGAAGGATTGATTCTTTTGCCTAAAAAATCCATACTACCTTCTATATCATCAATGAAAACTTTTTCTGGATGTTCTGCATCTTGTGAACTTGTAAGATGAATTGGATTTTTCATCCTAACGTGAGCAGGTATTACTCTGGGTTTATTTGGTCCTAAAATTGTATCTCTGGCAATTTTTTCTGCTAGATAACTTGGGTTGTATGGTGTGCCGTCTTCATTAAAATCTCTACTGTATCTTGGATCATCACTATATAAATTCCATAGATAATATTCGTCTTCACCATATTGATCAAGCAAATCATATTGTAGATTTTCAATGTTTCTTTCTTGGTCAGGCCCAGTGCCAGTGTAATTTTTAGAAGCATCCTCTTCATCACTAGTAAAGTAAAATGCTGGACCAAAATAATTACTCATCGAGCCTTTATCAATATCAAATCTATCAAATTCGTGTGTTGTTCCGTGATAGACAGGTTCTTCTGGCACATAATGACCCTTTGCCCAATCACTAAAAAATAAACTTTGAGGTTCTTTTTGTGTTTCTAAAAGTTCAGGTGATTTATCTTTTGGTTCTGATCTTTCTTTAGTTTTTGGCTGGGATTGTTCTACATCTAAACCAGGAAGTTGTAATTGTTGAGCTAATTTATACCACATCGAATAACTCCATCTGATAAGGATCTTTTTCTTTAGATTCTTTAAATTCTTTTGGAATTCTATGAACTGTATCAAAAGCCTCGCCACCTAAATCAGAACCCATATCAGACCATTCAGACGGTTTAAGAGTTTTAAGCGCTGTATCTTCATCAATACTTAAATGATTTAAAAGTTTTTTCAATGATTCAATTTCTTTCTGGGTTTCTGCAATATTTTCTTCAAATCTGCCAGGTTGTTTTTTATCAAATTCCAAAAGCTGTTCTAAAGAACGTTGAGCTATCATCAAATTTCTGAAAGCAGTTTCATAATTTTGATGCTTTCCAATTGCTTCTGGTTTACCAAAAACTCTATTCTGTGCTTTATGGGTCTGAAGAGAATGTATATTACTAACCATGTATTCTGCTTTAGATAGTTTTGGATCATTACTTATATACTCTAACATTTTTTCATAAAGCTTGGTTGATATGCCTCTGCCAAGGTTTGATATATATGTATCTTCTCCTACTTTAATGTCAAAAACTTGAACCAGTATAATTGTGATAGTATTGCTAGACTCATCATAACCAAAGTCTAAATGACCAATATATTTTTTGCTTCCAGGAGCATAAACTTCAATTCTGTATGTGTCTATTCTTCCGTATCTTTCAACTAATTTTTTCCCAAGATATCTAATCTTGTAGGATAAATCATTAAAATCTAATTTACCTACACCCATGTCAGGAAAATTCATTTGACCAGAAGGATCAATTAGTGTTAATGCTTTTCTATACCACATAATAATAATTTTTTCTTTTCAAGCTCACTTCACCTGTACAAAACTTATATGCTTAAGAAGTCTTGTACTATTCAAGAACCATTTTCCGCAAATAAAATGTACGCTCCAGTTGCTTGTGGAAAAATGGTGAAAAGCAAAAAATATAATGATTGGATAGAAAAAAATATTTCAATCATCAAAAGCAATTTATTACCAGCAACAAGTTATCCAATAGAAATAGAAATTCTCATTCTTGCTGATTTTCAATGGAAACTAAAATGCGATCCAGACAATATTGTAAAACCTATTGTTGATTTACTAGTAAGAGCTGAAATTATACCTGACGATACAAGTAGATTTGTTGAGTCTGTAAAGGTAAGATATTTGCAAGGTTTCGGATCTCCCACCACTTGCATCTCTTACTCTATTGTAGAAAATTAATAACCTGACCAAGCTAAATAAAATATTGGAAATAAAATTGCAATTAATGTTAATGTAACAATTATGCAAATCATCAACTCCATTGGTGATAATTTAAACTTCATAGAAATACCCTTTATTCTTATTCTATTTGCTTGCTTTGTATGCTTCTGTAATCAATTCAGCTCCATTAAATTTCATCTTCGGCAAATCATTTATTTTATGCCAGCTAACTCCTACCAAATCATCACCAGCCAAAAGATCACCAGAATAATCTTTTGTGTAATAAACATAAACAATTTTGTCTGGCATATCCATAGTGCGCAAAAGTTTTATATTAGATATCTTTAAGTTAGTTTCTTCATCTAGTTCTCTCTTAGCACAATCTTTTTCATCTTCTAAATAATCAACATGCCCACCAGGAATTTCATATCCAGACAATTTTTCACCTAGCAAAACTTTATCGCCATTAAATACGATAACTAAACTTACTTTTTTCTTTGCTGAAATTCGATACCACATAATAATTTATTCTGGTTTTAAAAAGAAAAATCCCATCTGATTAGGACGGGATTTTTCTAATACAACCGACAGGACTCGAACCTGTGGCCAAATGCTTAGCTTACCACTATAGTTTTCACTACCCTATTTCTAGGTTTGTGGTCTGGACTATATCTTCACCATTTCAGGTGTGGTACGTATAGTCTCTACGGGGTTAAAGAATTTCTTCTCAACTTCCCTCGGTATTAGCATATATTTCTACTTAGCTTTCACCGATACAGTACCATCCATTTTATAGATTTTTATTCTCTATAAAAGCTCCCATTTACCATACTATATTATGGTGTCTTTAAGGCATTTGCTCTATCCTGACTGAGCTACGGTTGCATATTCAATTGTAATTTGTAAGCATTTCACTTACAAACTAATTATACCACAACTTTACATCTGCGCACTAACAACTTCAACTTTTTTCTTTGATTTTTCAAGTTTATATTCAATTGTTTTGCCAGTGTTTAAATAAATATTTAACCATCGATTCAATTCTTTCAATTGAGCATAAGTCATTTCAAGACTTTTCTCCTCAAAATTCTCATCTATAATTGTAATCTTGTGTTTCATAAGGATAGCATACCACACATAAGGTATAATGCAAGTAAGATGAAAATAATTGATATCTACAACTTACCTAGAAAAACCTCATTCTCAGTGGAAGAAATATTTAAACTTAAAGATTTTGGCAGAAATATCTTTTCAATTCATAACAATATTGGTGCTAATTGGGAACTGTTAAAGAAAAATGTCCCTGGTTTACAAGGACATTTTATTGAAACAAAACTTAATAGATTTTATATTGTTAGCTTGAATGATAAACCGTTCATTCTTGTTAATTATGATAAAGTTTTACAGTATTTCACACCATATTCTACTGACTCATCTCTTTATCAAATCTTTATGAAATTACTTATCGCTCATTCAGATTTATCATATTGTCATTTTTCGGCAAATGATAATATCAATATTCTTTTACCTGATGAAGATGGATATGACCAACAATTCAAAGACTAAAAAAGACTGGAGAAATCCAGTCTTTTTTTTATGGCTTAAAATATCCTTGAGCAAATCCCCAAACAAATGATGCAACAAATAAAATAATTCCAATTGTATTACCTGTACTAATTTGTTTTGCTCGCTTTTCTTCTTCTAAATCATTTATATTAGGCATACAAAGAAGAACGATAGCACCTAACCAACTTCCACCAAAAAACCAAACCCAAAAACTATAACCCTTTTTATTAGCCCATTTACCACAACCATAAGCTATGAGCAACATAATTACCCAACTTGTTATTTCCAACATAATAAATTCTCCTTTTTATTTACTTATGGCATCTGCAATAATAATAAAGCCAAAGGTAAAGCCAGAAATAACTAGACCCCACATATTTCCTTTTCTAACTAATTCTTCCTTATTATCAAACTCTTTCCCAGGTTCATTCAAATTAGGCAAAATTCCCAAAGCAATAGCACCAACAAATGGACTTGTGAAAATATATGCCCACCAAGCATAACCTCTTCTATTAGCCCAAACTGCAACTAAAATTCCTAAAACCGCACCAACCCAGTCCCAGATATCCATAATTTATTCCTATTATTATTTTACCCTAGATTTAACTTTCTTATAATAGAAATCCCACAATTCCTTAAATCCACTCCTGCCTATAGTATGTTCAATGTGATAATCAATAATTAATGGAGGACGAGCTTCTTTATTATTTCTAGAATAAAAATTGTCGTAAAAACGCTCATATTTTTGTTTGTCAATTATATCAACACTCATAAATTGCTTATTGAGAGAAACAATACCAATCTTACTGCCACTTCTCCCAACTAACTGAATTGCATATCTAGTGTCGAAATTGCCAACATTCAAGACACATTCTTTTTTAATTTTATCAACCCATTCACGCTCATTCATAATTTATTTTACCTTAAAATTATAAACCCATCGATTTCGATGGGTTTATTTTATTTCATCAAATAAATACTTTTTAAACTAAACTCAAAATTAAGATAAATTTTGCTATCATCTAAGAACCATTCAAGTAATTTCTCACTACTAAACAAAAGACGGTTCTTATCATAAAACTCATCAACAAATACTTTAAAACCTAATCCCTCCAAATAGACTTGTCTCGCTTCATTAGGATAAAGCAACACAGCAGAAAAATCTCCTGAATTCTTCTTACTGACAAATTTATAATTAGGCAAAATAACGGTATTCTTGCAGATTTGTTCTAAAAGATATTGTTGATGTTTAAAGGCAAAGGGACGCATAATAACCACTTTCAATAGTTGATTTGTAAACTAATGTAATATTGATTATTATATACAAAATTCCCTTATGGTCGGTCAGTAATCATACCATCAAGCATCTTTATCAATCTATCTAAACGATAATTTACATAAAGAGTAAAAGGCAAAGTAATAAGCCAAGTAATTCCACCAATAATTAAGGCGTGAACAATAAAGTCTTTCATTAACGGTTTTCCTCGTATTTGTTATTGAGATCTTTACATAATTTCAATATGTAAAGAAGAGTGAAGAAAATTAGAATTTCACCAACTACTATATATTTTTCCATATAAGTAGTATATCACATTACTCAACCAATTTTGCTGTCTTAAGAACTAATGATTTCAAAGTGCGATTAATTAAATAAACATGCACATAAAGAGGAGCAATCAAGATATACAAAATAAGGTCAGCTAAAAGAAATGTTTTCATAATTTATTATATCACAAAAATAGGGGAAAAAGCTTAGGAGAGGAATCGAACCCCCAACAATCATATTACAAGTATGATGTTCTACCATTGAACTACCTAAGCAAATTTTCCGGTAGAGATTCGAACTCCAATTAAAGGCACCAAAAACCTCTGTCCTACCATTGAACGACCGGAAAATACAAAAACATTATACCACAAATAGCCCGTACGGTAGTCGAAACCGTGCCTCAAGGATGAAAACCTCGTATCCTAACCACTAGACGAACGGGCCATTTACTAGATTATACCTTATTGTTTTGGTATTTCAAGCTTTCCAAATTTTATTTTTTCCCAATCGCCTCTTCCAGGTTTTTTGATACCATAAAGTTTGCACCACTTGTTTACAGCATTATCACTTACGCCATACATCTCACCTATTTTGACACAAGACATTTCCCAAACAAGTTTTTCTAAAGTTTCTTTATCAGGTCTTTTAGAAATCTTTACAACAGGTGCATAACTTACTACTGGCTTTGTTTCTGGAATGTAAGTTTGTCTGATTTCATTTTGTAGAATAACATATTCATCTATTTCAATCAATCCAGCGTGTATCTCTGAATGGCAATTTGAACAAACTATAATGCATTTATTAAGTTCGATTTGCAGAACTTCAAATGGCTTGGTCATATTACTTGAAAAACCAAACTCTTTTTCGTGAGGTTCTATGTGATGAAAACTTAATGCTGCAATACATTTACTATAATTACAGACAATACATTTCCCTCCCATATAATCAACAGCTTTTCTTTTTTTATTTTGTCTTGATCGGGTTGTACGACAAGTATTGCAAATATTTTTATGCTGTTGATGACCTCCTGGATATTCTTTTTCACAAATACGGCAAATATTCATCACAGGTTTTTCTTCAGATAAATGTAATTGTTTAGTGTTATGCTGCTTGAATGGAGAGCATTCAAAACAATACAATCGATTGTAAGTTGTTTTTAATTGACCTTCCAAATATATTCTTGCAGGTATAGTATTTTCGCATTTTTTGCATTTTTTCATATCTAAAATTCCTTTGGCGGTATTTATTTATGTACTACCAATATTTTATTCGAATCAAATACAATTATACCCTATAAAACAAATAATCCCCATAAATGAATATGGGGATTATTTACTGGCCAGGATGGACTCGAACCATCAACCCTTTGATTACTTACTACTATAGTTTTCACTACCAGATAAATCTGTTTGTAGTCTGGACTATACCATCATCCTTAGCATTATCTATTAGGATGTCGTCATTATAGTCTCTGCACCTTCCTTTTCAGGCTTGGCTCAGTGTTGACATATCTTTCGACTTAGTTTTCACTGAATTTCGACAATTTTCAATATTAAATTACTCTAATAAGCTGCTATCAATTTACAGTCAAAAGCAACTGCCAATTGTGCTACTGGCCACCATCAAATATATTATACCAAAGAATATTCTAATCGCAAGCTATTTTGAGAAGAATAAGCGCTGTAAATACTGTTGCAATTCCGAGGATTAGATCTATTAGTTTAGGTTGTTGTTTCATAATTTATTTTATATCAAATCTTATAAGTTTGTCAATTATTTGCCAAATATGTACGTCTTCTTCTTTCTTTTTTTCATCAGATAAAAAAGAAAAAAGGATGAAAGAAATTAATTGTGTATTCAATTGCTCATCATCCTTTCTATAGCCACTTGTTTTTTCGTTTTGGGGTTGTAATAATTTTTTTTCGTAAAGCTGTTCATTCTGTGCATAGCTTGGGTACAGGCTTTTTGTTGAGCCATATAATGTTCTTGTAGTCTTTTTTGATCCATATTTTCTGCAGGCTTAAGTGCATATCCGATACTACCACTAACTAAAATAAGCATAAAGTAAAAGAATATCTTTTCAAAATCAATTTTCATATCACTCTCCTTCAAATAAAAAAGCCCTATTCCAAAAAGAATAGGGCTTCAGTGCTCTATAGGTTTTATACCTTGCTTTTGCTTTTCTTGCCTGGTAGTTTTATTAAGTTATTGTTATATTGTTGTCCAGTGAGAGATGTAAACCTTGCTATTGATTTTTCATAATAATCAGGATCTATTTCGCATCCTTTAAAAATTCGTCCAGTATTTTCGCAAGCTATCATTGTGGATCCAGCGCCATTAAAGATGTCTAATACTGTTTCTCCTGGGTTTGTATATGCTTCAATAAATCTTTCTAGTATGCTGATTGGTTTTTGTGTAGGATGCCAATTACAATATTCTTTACTTGTGGTGTGATTGTTCTTTTCCCATACACAGGTTGGGATAGTTCCTTGTTCGTATTCTTTTCCAGTTCTAATGTTTACTTTTTGTTTACGTTCAGTTCTTACATTGTCAGCATTAAAAGTAAAAGTTTTTTCTTTAGAGTAGCACCAAATATATTCGTGTTTTCTAGCAAAGTTTGTTTTGCTTCTTCCTCCCCAATTATAAGACCATATAATTTCTGGTTGTTGGAAGAAGTTTGGTAGTTTATCTAATATATCTAATCTATAGCGTAAGAATGTATTATATTTAAGAGTACCAAAGACACACATCATTTTGTTTGGCTTTAGTACTCTAGCGCATTCTTTAGTCCATTTTTCGCACCAATCTAAATAATCTTGATCTGAATTCCATTGTGTATCCCATCCTTTTCCTCCATCATATCCAATAAAGTATGGTGGATCGGTGAGAATAAGATCTACAGAATGGTCTTGCAATGTTTGAAGATATTCGATACAATCTTTATTTAAGTATTCGTGCATAAGATAATTATACTTAAAATTTATCTTGTTGCTATCAGAATTATCAAGTATCCTATGATGCTGTATCCTATAACGAATAAAGCATCACGTTTTCTATCCTTATCGTTCATACTTTCCCTCCAGATAAATCTTTTATTTCATTGTTAATAAAAGATAAGTGATGAGACCGATTACAAAGAAAACAAAAATTCTTCTAATTAATTTCAACTTCTTGTTTTTAATTCATTATTGCAAACATCGATAAGTCTATGAAGAGTTTCTTTTGGAAGTTGTTTGACAAGTTCTTCCATGCTATTAGTTTCCCAGTCGCCTACGATTTTGTTTGCGAAAGGAAGTTTATTAAGATTAACTTCTGGTACTCCGGCTGCTTTCTTTAATATGTTTGATAAGATGGACATAATTTTCTCCTTCTCTAGTTGTGATTTAAAATTTGTATCACATTAATATATTCTGTTATATTGTTGGGTTTGCTTCTATATGATATTAAGATATTGAGGTGTAAAAATGTTTGTTAAATCTTGGAAACATATATTTATTTGTGAGAGTAATTCGATTGATCCACAACCAGGTTATATGGGTAATTATCCTGGTTGCCATATGTACGACAATCATCTTCAGGCTTTGAATTTTGCTTTGTCTGATGGTTGGGAATTAAGTTCTTCTACTCCATTAGATATCCATAGATTTCTCACTCGTGGTATACCTTATTTTGAGGAGAGGAATAGTTCTGGGCAATATCGCACTATGGATGTGTATATTGGGCATGAATTATGTCCAAATTATATGTTGATACCTTCTCTTATGGAGCGGTGGTATAAATTCGCAAAAGATTTGATGAGAGAAGTTGAGAATGGCGTAGTAAATCCACTCGATGCTGCTCTTTATATTCATCATTTTTTTGAGGTAATTCATCCTTTCATAGATGGTAATGGTCGTACTGGCAGATTGTTATTGCAGAAGGCATTAAATGATCTTGGAGAATGTCCTGTAATTATTTATTTTGATGATCGTTCAGAATATTATGATTCTATCCAATATTTCCGTGATAGTTATTGGGCAAATAACACTTTAGATTATGATAAAATATTGACAGATTTAAAGATGGGAAATTTACTCAATGACTTTCAATTGTGATCGAATTGTAATATTTGATCTTGAAGCTACTTGTTGGGAAGGGCGAGAGAATTTTCATAAGTATCGTGAAGTTATTGCTCTTGGTGCTTGCATTTTAGATATAAAATCTTTAGAAATATCTGGCAAATTCAATGTAGTTTGTAAGCCTATAAGAAGTGAAATTTCTGAATACTGCACAAGAATCACTGGCATTACAAAAGAGCAAGCAGAAAACGGTGAAGATTTTGGCGATATGTGCAAGATGGTGATGAATGATCTTAATTCAAAATCTATTCCTTGTGCTGCTTGGGGTAATGATGATGAAAAAATGTATTCTGAGTGCCGTGAAAAGCAATGTAGATATCCTTTTTCTAATGAATACTTAAATATATCTTTGCTCTATAGTTTGGTAATGGGAAAGCCTTACAATAATGGGCTGGAACGATCTTTGGCAGAGTTGGGATTGAAGTTTGTTGGAGAAAAGCACGATCCTTATTGGGATGCATACAATGCTGCAATTATTTTAAAACATATTGTGGAGAAGTGTCGTGAAGCTGTTTAGTCAAATTACTCGTCCATTAATTGCTCTTGAATTAAAAGTAAGGTCTCGCAAATGGCCTGAAGATTATTATATATATCGAGAACAAGAAAAATTGATGGATAGTATGGGTAATGAATTTTATTACAATTGGGAAGAATTTATCCGTCTTCATCAACATATTTTAAATAATGGTGGTCCAATTTGGGAGATTTATGAAGAGGTTGGGTTTAACAATTTATAAAGTATCACCCTATTAAATCAAGAATAAAACAATAGCTCTCTAACCAAAAATAAACCTGGGGAGGTGAAAAATGAAGAAAGCTATTGTTTTATTTGTGTTTTTATACACATTTGTTTCCTGTGCGTGGGCTCAAAAACCACCACAAGTTAAAAATTTTTCTTCTCAAGTAGAATTGTGCTATTGTGTTGGC